ATATCGACGAGGCAATACGTCAAGGTGCGTTGACCGCAGGTAAGGCAGGGGGTGGGGGCAATCGTGGCTTCGATGACCTACTCAAGGTGCAGGTCGATTGGCGTGAGGTACTACGTGAGTTTGTCAGTAATACCTGTGTAGGTAATGACTATACTACCTATGCAAGACCTAATCGTAGGCTCCTAAGTCAGGGGGTGTACATGCCTAGTGGTGTGAGCGAGACTATCGAGGAGTTGGTACTTGCCCCTGATACGTCAGGCTCTATCGGACAACGAGAGATCACTGTGATGCTGACCGAGGCCGCGAGCATACTAGAGACTGTGAAACCTAACAGGGTACGCATACTCTATTGGGGCAGTGAGGTACGACGCGACGAGGTGTACGAGATGCACGAGCTAGACAAGATGATTGCCTCTACTAAGCCCGTAGATGGTGGTGGTACGGATGTTAGGTGTGTCACCGAGTACATGAGAGAGAACAACATAACACCATCAGCAGTGGTAGTGCTTACCGATGGTTATTTGTTCGGTGGTTGGGGTACGTGGACATGTCCAGTACTCTGGACTATCTTAGACAACGAGAACGCTAATCCAGACGTAGGTAAACGAGTTCACATAAAAGCGAGGGATATGTAATGGCTAAGTACGCAGTAAGACTAGCAACAATACAACAAGTAAGAGATCACTACGACAGTGTAAAACCTATCAGAGGGACTACTACAAGACCTATGGGGTTTAGGGGACGTAAGTGGGAAGAGATACGTAAGGTAGACGATAACACGTTTCACATAGGTATGACAGAGTGGGGGTCGCAAGGGTTTCAACCTATTGTGACATGGCAAGAAGTCGGTAGTAAGACTGAGGTTACTATAACTAATGGTTGTGGTGAGCATGCACACATGGGGGTGTACGCATTCTTGGATTACTTCCTTCCTCTAGGTATGAGACTTATCGTAAAGAGTGGCAAGCAGTTTATTCAGAGAGAGGCAGATAGTTACGACAGTACAGGGGACTACCTACCCAAAGGAACCTATGACAGGGAAACCTCCGAAGTAGTGGCAAAGCCAATAACCTACTCACGTCCTACCGCTACATGTAAGTCTTGGGTACTGACAAGTAAGCCTTACACGTTACCACGTAAGCTAGTAGATAAGGAACGAAAGGCTGAGTATAAACAAGGCATCAGTGAGTTCGTAGAGTGGGCATGGACTATGGTGCCTATCATTGGCGACGAGTATCGCAAGACATGGAATGAGACTGCAATAAGGAGAAGGAGTGTCAGCATGTACGCTGAAGGGGGCACTGGCTTCATGCGACTACTAGTTGATTCTACCAACGAGGCACGTTTTGACATTCTATGTGAGTTTATACAGGAGGCTAACGATAATGCTCATGGATATTGGGATCGAGATGCAAGAAGACATGTCAGGGTAAACCCTATCTCTGACCCTAAGAAGTTTAGGGCAAAGCTAAACTCATTCATAAACAAGTACGGTGAATTCACTAACATCACCATAAAACACTAACCGTAGGGCCACCCTACCAACTCGGAGATATACCTATGAATTACCTAAAAAATCACAATGTCCCTTTAGTGTCAGAACTAGAAACAAGTAATAGGTGGAGGACTTTCACGTTCGCAGACATTAACGAACCCTCTTCATCATACGCGTTACAGTACGTAAAGGAGGTGTCCAAAGGACTAAGACACGCTTACAAGTTTGCATGTTCCAGTAACACTGATGAGGAAAGTAGGTACTTTATCTACGACCCCAACGACATATACGTTATGGGGTGGTTAGGTTATGGTGACTACAGCCTAAGTAGAGAGGGGCCATTAAAGTACGTGGTGTATGCGACCAATATAAGCAACAACAAGTATGACGTGTACAGACAACACCACCACATGCGGATGTCAGAGAATATGTCTACTGCGGTACGTAATGCCAAGAGGCACCTACTGCCTGTAGCACATGAAGAGATTGTAAAACGTACCCTTAACGATACTAGAGACAAGATAGGAGATTTTGTTAGTGATGCTAAAAGACAACTTAGGGTGGAGTTAGACAAACTCGGTGTCAGTAATATTGTCTCGGTCTGTAAGAAATCACACGCGTGGATAGAATTATGCCATAAGCTAGACATTGACCAATCATTCCTATCTGCCGAATGCAAAGACACGCTAGTCAAGGCGCGTAAGTTTATGAAAACCCTAGATGAACGTAATTCCGTAACTATTAACATGTACTGTGTAAGAGTATATGAACGCCTAGGCGAGCAGACCTTTAATGTAGTCCTCATACCCGACTTACCTAACGCTTACAATAGTTATCTATCAATAGACAAACTATTCGGTAATCAAAAATACAGGGTTGAGACCCTACCCGAGGAGATAATGTCTAAGATGGCTGTACTATCTGTATGTGACGTGGGTGATTTCATTGAGGATGTTGGACATAGAAATATGGAGACCTTGTACTATGTCTACGCCTAACATATTTCCATACGATAAGCCACAACAAGACAGTGTATACCACGTAAAGGTAGATAACGATACGGATAGTGTCGAAGTGGTATGTATTGGTACAGATTGTGTTGACTCCCCTTTAAAGGATGGGTATTATTGTAGTAAGGAGTTACCTGAGTGGATGATAAATAGTATATCCGTCCTAAGCATAACTACTTATGGATGTGATGATTGGGAAGGTAAAGTGTGGATAGATGGTTTAGGTAAACGTATTGGTGAGGACACCTACTGGGTTAACGCACCGTAGGGCTACCCTACGGTATAGGAGAGCAATATGCTTGAACTTATTATAGGTATTATTATATTGGGAGTCCTTGGTGTGTTAATACGAGGAGCCATGCTAATAGTTGGCGATAAGCAACGTGAGTTTATCAAGCATAAACAGGAACAGGTCTCAGGAGAAGAAACCGATGGCGATGACACCCGAAGCAAAGGTAAAAAGAAAGATAGTTGAGCAGTTAAAGGCGTTAGGGTGTTACTACTTTTTTCCTGCTACAGGGGGATACGGTAAGAGCGGAGTCCCTGACATAGTGGGATGCTACAAGGGTAGGTTCTTTGGTATTGAATGTAAGGCTGGTAAGAACACAACAACAGCACTACAGGAGAAGAACTTATCAGACATAGCATTAGCAGGGGGCATAGCCGCAGTCGTTAACGAACTCAACATGAAAGACATAGAAGAACTACTCAGAGGGTAGTATGACTGATTGGAACAAGATAGAAGAGAGTCTACCTAAAGACGACGAAAGACATGAGTACGTGAAAATGGCTAAAGATATTAAAAGCATAGTTATAGAGCAAGAAGATATGGTGAACTCACCAAACCACTACACGTCAGGTAGCATCGAATGCATTGACGGTATAGAAGCATCCATGAGTGCAGAAGCATTCAAGGGTTACTGCAAAGGTGCGGCACTGAAGTACCTTTGGAGATACGAGCGTAAGTCAAAATCTTTGGAGGACTTGAAGAAAGCGCAGTGGTACCTTAACAAGTTAATAGCAAGTGTGGATGAGTAAATGGATTTAATAACCGTAGACTTTGAAACGTATTATGACAAAGACTATTCATTACGCAAGATGACAACCGAATCTTACATCCGTGACCCTCGCTTTGAGGTGATCGGTGTAAGTGTTAAGGTAAACAATGGAAACACCGAATGGGCTAGCGGTACACATGAAGAACTCAAAGATTACCTTAATACTTTCGACTGGGCTAATTCTGTACTTTTGGCTCATAATACTCTGTTTGACGGTGCTATTCTTTCTTGGGTATTTGATGTTCATTCTCGTATACTTACCGATACTCTATGTATTGCTCGTGCCCTACATGGTGTGGAAGTGGGTGGTTCACTTGCGGTACTAGCACAACGGTACAAGATAGGAGAGAAGGGCACAGAAGTAGTAGACGCTATGGGTAAGAGGCTTGGAGACTTCACCGAGTCAGAATTAGATAAGTACGGAGACTACTGCGTTAATGACGTTGAGTTAACGTATAAGTTATTCTCTATTATGGGTAAGGACTTCCCGAAACAGGAACTACGCATAATAGATCGCACCCTGCGTATGTTCACTGAGCCTATGTTAGACCTAGACCTACCTATGCTACACCTACACCTTGAAACAACTAAGAAAGTTAAAGAAGACCTCATAACAGCTTCTGGTGTAACGAAGAAAGAACTAATGAGTAATCCTAAGTTTTCTGAGTTGCTTAAAGGGTTAGGCGTTGTACCCCCAATGAAGATAAGCCTTACCACAGGTAAGAAAACACTCGCCTTCGCTAAGTCTGACGAAGGGTTCAAAGCTTTACTTAACCACCCAGACCCCCGAGTACAGACGTTAGTGTCAACACGTTTAGGTACAAAGAGTACCTTAGAGGAGACGCGTACTGAAAGGTTTATAGGTATAGCCAAGCGTGGACTAATGCCTATACCCATTAGGTACTATGCCGCGCACACTGGCAGATGGGGAGGGGATGATAAGATAAACATGCAGAACCTACCTAGTCGTGGACAACATGGTAAGAAGTTAAAGAAGAGTATCATTGCGCCCGAAGGTTACACACTAATTGATTGTGATTCCTCACAGATTGAAGCGCGAGTGTTGGCATGGTTGGCAGAAGAGGGGGGACTGGTTTCGGCCTTCGCTAACAAGGAAGACGTGTATATAAAAATGGCGGCTGTCATATATAACATACCCGAAGAGCAAGTAACTAAAGAACAACGGTTCGTAGGTAAGACTACTATCCTAGGGTGTGGGTATGGTATGGGG